TTTCCGTGCAGATTCCAGTGCGGCAGGGGAGAGACCGGCATGGGCAGCCTCGTCGAACTCCAAGTCCTTCGGCTCCCAGCCAGCCAGTTCTGCAACCCCATGCACGAAGTTGTCGCGCTCGGTTTGCATGGCGGCCTTGAGTTTGCCGCGCTCTGCCTGCTTGGCATCGTGGACGCCCAGTTCTTTGTCCTTGGCGATTTGATCCTTGCGGGCGAGTTGGCGCTCTTGGTGCTTTTCTGACAATTCCTGACGGTACGATGATTGCGGCTTCACGCCGCGCAGCTTGAGGTGGTTCAGTTTGCCACCGGCACCGCCGATGACTGACGCAGTCCCGTCTGGATGCTCAGTGATGAGGATCGGGACGCCCTTCGAGCCTTCCCCATTTGGATGAACTGTCAGCCACCTTTCTCCGGGGCCGAGGGATTTGAACAGCAATTCATCCCCAACAATCAGCGCCCCATCAGCCGCAGCAACCCGCACCTTAAAGTCGTCCACAGGCATGACCAGCACATCCCCAAGGAAGCGCTCGTCGTCGTAGTGCAGCATGAACACGCCGATGGCTTCCTCGGCGTTGTCGAACCCAAGCATGACCTTCTGCTCGTCGTCTTCGGTAAATTCAGGGGGGCGGCGGGTGGTGATGACGTAGGCCAGAGCAGCATTCTCGTCTGGGCCGAGGAAACAGTCTACATGATCACCGTCCGTGCCGAGTGTCGTTTTTCCGAGACTTCGTTTAATGTACCCATAGTCGAAGTGCATGCGCGATTCCCAGCGCTTGCCAGAAGGATCGACGCCACGGCGAACGGTACCAGAAGGATTCTCGATTGAGATATCCATACCGGCGAACCGCAGCTTTTTCTTTTTGTAGTTTCCGGCCCTGAGTTGCGGGTCGGTAGGTTCGTGAGAATGTCGGAATAGATGCATTCCGACAGGTTAACGTCACGACAGAATCGTCAGTTCTGGCCTACGAATTTCGCCAAGTTTAATGATATTGCAGCATCCAAACGTCCGATCAAATCGGCATCATCAGTGTCCAACCAAAAGCCGAAGCTATGTCCGATGAAGTTACCGCAGAATCGAACTGCATCAGGACGGTCTGGATATATCGGATTTATGTCGACTGCGACTCTTCGTTGCGACTCTTTGTCGTAAGCCATTTTTCCACTCCACGCTCTACCTCGGAATGGAGCGCAACCTTTTCTGCCGGAAAACGCTGGGTCATCAGAAAAGTCCAACCTCCTGTCTAGAGGCCACCGACAGATAGCGTCGAACAGCCCGTCAATGTCTGTGGTCGGCCAGTTCGGTATGCCCGACGCCGTCCCGATATCCGATGCGATTATCATGTCATAACTTTCCATAGTTAAAATTTGTGATCACTTAAAGAAGGCTCGCCATCCTTGCGAAGCCCGCACTTCGTACAAATAAACTCACCACGCCGAGCCTCGACATAGGCATTATGAGCAATGCGCCGAGCAAATTCCTCGGTGTCCTCGTTTTTCATTGGTCGCATGCCGGAGCCGGTCTCGCGCCACCACTTGAAAAAGCCGGTCATAGCAGTTTGCGCGTCGTGGTATTAAATGGCGCATGATGACGCAAGCGCCACCGCTCTGCATGATGCCGATGCATGGCGATTTGACGCGCTCGCCACTTTACGCCTTCATGATATTTGCTCCCGCCGACCGCGTACTGCTTGGTTAGCATGATTTTCTGATAGCACGTCCAGCGGTTGCCCAAGTCGTGGTCGAGACCCCACTCCAACAGAAATATCTGCTGCGCCGGATTCATCCATGACGGCTTGCCGAGCGCAGGCTTCCACGATCCGTCCTTCTTCGCCATCGCGGCGAACTCGTAGAACGTCTCCTTGCGGAACTGAGCAATGCCGCGCGAGACACCGTCGTCACCGCTCGCGTCGTAGCGCATGCCGGATTCGCACTTCATTATGTTGAGCATCAGGCGGGCATCAGCAGCCTGCGCCGGAGCCGAGAACAACAAGCAAAGCGTTATGAAAAAATAGCGCATTCGATTACTCCTTGGTTGGAAGGGTTTTTGCAGGAAAACATCACGAATCGGCTGGTGCAACTTCTGAGAAATGCTGAACGTAGATTTTATCGACCCACGCCTCCTGCGCATCACTGCCGAATCCGCGCCCAGCCACCGAGCGAAGAAAACGACGCTCCCAATTCGAGTACGTCGGCTCCCCCAGCAGCGGCAGCATCTTGTCGACCTTCTCGCCCATTGTCATAAGGCGTTTCCCTGCATTTGCCATGAGTCCTCCCGTTTAAAGTGGACGCATGGTGGCATAGATTAATCCGAAAGTAAATAGCCGTTGCTATTTGAAATGGGCAGTGATAGGATGCAGTTGTACCGACAAACCAAACCACCACGGAGGCAGCATGAAACAGAGCGAAGCAAAGAAGGGCATGCAGGTAACGGTCATCGGAGATACGCCTGATCCGCAGGTTTACTACATCACCGAAATCAAAGGCAACTCAGCTCGCATTGCGTACACCACAGCAGAAGGCAAGACAGCACTCGGCGGGTTGGTGGATTTGAGCATGCTGGTCGAAGCAAAGAAGCAGGCAGCATAAAAACACATACCACTGAAAGGGCAAACACCATGAACGAAAAACAGCTTGCAAAACTTCTCTCGGCAGTCCTCGGTAACATCGGAGGCCCAGCCGACCTAAAGGCGCTCGGCGTCACCCAAGTACAAGTAGTCAGCCCGCGCACAATCCGCATCGACATCGCCGAAGGCAAAAGCGCGATGGGCGTGAACCGCATCAAGGTTACGCTGCAGGAAGACGGCACCCTGCGCATTCGCACCGCGAAGTACGAAGAGATGGAGGACGTGCCGAACATTGCACCGGCCAACATCAAAGAGGCGTTCAAGAATATCGCTGGGGTGGAGGCATGAAAACATTCCACGAACCGATGTACCCGATCCCAGAGCGCGTGCCGACATACCAAGAAAAGCTGGCGAAGGCCAAAGAGAGGCTGAAGGGACGGCAGTCATGAGCGCAACCAAAGGCCCGTGGGGAGTACGCGGGCGATTCATTGAGGCAGACCATAACTGGGCAACACCGGCATACGGCAACGGATGGGGACGAACGGTGGTGGCCCATGTCGCCATGAATACGTCTGCCGACCGGGAAGAGGCAGAAGCGAACGCCCGCCAGATAGCCGCCGCACCAGAATTGCTGGAAGCGCTGCGCTGGACACTCGAGTGGATCGACGCGGTACCGAGCGACACCGTGCTGCCAGCCATGCCGGGATTCGACCGAGACGAAGTGAACCGCATTCTGATTAAAGCAGGAGTCCGGCCATGAGCACAAAACGTATGTGGAAAACATCGTCGATTATTGCGATTGCCAACAGAATAAATGAGGTCGAGATTCTGGAAGAGACGGCTCAGTTCTACACATTCAAATACGTCTCCCTTGAAGACTTCGATGACAAGCCGATTCGGCGAAAGAAATGCGGCGACTTTCACGAAACGTTCGAGGCCGCAAAGAAATACAACATCGCCAGACTTGAGCGACACATCGTGAACATTGAACGCGACCTTGGGGAAGCCCAGCGCCGCCTCGAAGAAACTAAGCTGATGGAGCCAAAACAATGAGCGCCCCCATGAAATCCATCCAGCAACTCCAAAGCATGCAACTCGTCGCCATGACCCACGAAGAACGTGTGTTCCGGCACCTCGCCAGCGGGCAACCACTGAACCCGCTCTACGCATGGACGCGATACGGGGTGTACCGGTTGGCCGACGTGATCTACAAGCTGCGCAACCGGGGCATCAAAATCGTCAACGAGAGCATGGAGGTTGATAACCAGTTCGGGGAGAAGTGCAGGATAGGGAAGTACGTGATGGCGAAAGACCAACATTCGACTGGAGATTGAAATGACCGACATAGATAGGGAAACATTTGAGAATGCTGCAACGGCGCTGCGTTACGACATGACACGCGGACACACTCAGCGGTACGCATTCGAGAATACACAGCAGGCATGGATTCTTTGGAAAGCCGCCACCGAGCAAAGCTCTGCACGTATTGCGGAGTTGGAGAAAGAAGCTGAGAGGCGTAGCCAATTAGCTACACCAAGTGACTTTAATCGTGAGCAGTTAAAGTTCGCCAATGCAACCATCGAAGAGTTGCGCAGGAAGTTGGCGGAGCAGAAATCAGAAGGTATTAAACTTGCGATTGAATCGGTAGCACGCTACTGCGCGACAACAGAAGTTATGAAACTATCCACCGCCCGCGCAGAAGGCCACGCGCAAGCCATGAAGGAAGTGAGCGAGACTCCGACTACTGTGTGGAAATATAGTTGCTATGGAATACCAGACAGCGAACGCTGCGCGAAGATGATGCATAACCAGTTCGACACGAACAAGCCAGAATCAGACGATGACTGGGAAGTATCGAACGTGGAAGAGTACATTCGCCGCACAACATTTAAGGAATAGCCATGACAGATAAATCAATACTGGAAAGAGCGAAGGCTTTCGGAATTAACTTTGGTGTATGCGAAGCAGGTGTAATTTGCGACGACACTATTTACCTATACCAACTCGAAGCCTTCCTATCCTCCGAGACAGCAGCACTCATAGAGGAAGTCGGTAACGCTACCAAGGCGCGTGAGTATTGGCGCGAATTGGCGTTTGACTTGGAAACTAACAAACTCCCTCAAATATCTGACGCATTGCTTAATGTGACGATGGAAGTGCAAACACTTAAAGCAGAGCTGCAAGCAGCAGAGGCGAAGATTGTGATGCTGACTGAAATACTGAAAGAGTCTGTAAGCATGGTTCTCTATGTGTCACAGTTTACTAGCGATGATGGTGAAACTCCAGTTCCAGAATGGTACGAAGGAATCGAAGAAGCAATAAACACCAACCAAGAATCCTCCGCAAAGTTCATTGCTGTGGTGAAGGCGGAAGCGCTGGAAGATGCGGCGGTACGTATTAGAGCGATGTATGGACATGAGGCTGCCGCGTCTCAGTTATGCGACAGAATAGCATCAGAACTTCGTGGAGTCGGGAAATGAGTGAACAATACTGGGATGCAGAATCTGCCGCAAAGCGAATGGATGCACTCGAATCAGAACTCTCCACCCTTCGTGCCGAGCGTGATGTACTGAAGGCAAGGATTGATGCTAAGCAGGAGCCTTTTTCTGTGGATGTTCCAGAGTATCACAAGCAAGGAATGGGCTGCGGGCTGGAGGATAGAGATATAACAGACCGCTATGATGCTATGGAGTACGGATGGGATTGCGCACTCGAACGAATGTTTGAGAACCTACCAGAAAAACTCTACGCCCACCCAGCAATACCACCGGAAGGCATGATGCTGGTTCCGGTTGAGTTGACTGAGGCTATGTCTGATGCAGCTTATGCTGTTGATGCGCACCCAACTTTACCAAACACGTATGCGCATGTGTGGCGTGCCATGCTCAAAGCAGTACCAGCAAAGGGAGAGCAAGAACCATGACTTCAATCCCGTACCATTAGGATCGCCCCGGCTCCGTACCTTGGCCCGAGCACGCCAGAGCCATCTACCGCGACGGCATCGCCACAGGCAGGATCACCCTCAAGAACTTCACCCACGAACCATCCCAAAAGCCCGCCCCAGAGCAGCTTGATCTATTCCATTAAATAGCCGTTGCTATTCTACAATAGATGCGTTACTGTGCAGTTGTAACGAAGCGCAATACCCACAAACCACAAGGAGAACAGCATGTGTGCACATGAGATTGACATGACAACCGGCAAAGCAGCAATGGCCTACATCGCAGGATCAGCAACACCGTGGCACAACCTCGGATTTCAAGTCGCAGCAGACGCCACCATTGCCGACTGGCAAAAAGCAGGCGGCCTTGAATGGGAAGCCAAGCGCGCGGACGTTTTCTACCAAGCCGAGAACGACGTCGGCATGAGCAAGTTCGCAGACAAGTCGGTTCTCTACCGCAGCGACACCAACAAGCCCCTCTCGGTGGTGAGCAAGGATTACAACATCGTCCAGCCCGCCGACATTCTGAACTTCTTCAGCGAAATCGCCAAGGAAGGCCACTTCTCAATCGAGACGGTCGGCAGCCTCAAGGAAGGTCGCCGCATCTGGGCACTGGCACGGGTCGGCGAGAACGCCCGCATCATGGACGACCAAGTCGCACCTTACCTGCTGCTGGCGACCAGCTTCGACGGAACGATGGCGACCATCGGCAAGTTCACCAGCGTGCGGGTGGTTTGCAACAACACGCTGCAGGCCAGCCTGAGCAACAACGCAGGCAAGGCGCAGGTCAACATCCCCCACAGCGCCCTCTTCAAGCCCGAGCAAGTCCGCGCCGAACTGGGCATCGCAATGGATAGCTGGGAAGAGTTCAAGATGCGCGCAGACTTGATGGCGCACCGCAAGATCAACCCGGTCGAGGTCGACGCATACCTGCAGAACCTGCTCGAACCGTTCATTCCTTACGGCACCGTGTACAACGCGGACAAGGTCAAAGCCAGCCGAGGGTACCAGAGCATCATGACGCTGTTCACCGGCAAGCAGATCGGCACAGGGCAGGACGCAATCGACGGCACGCTTTGGGGAATTTTGAACGCCAGTACGCAGTATGTGGATTGGGAAAAGGGCAAGGATCAGGACAATCGCCTGAACAACGCATGGTTTGGTACCGGAGCCAAGATCAAAGACCGCGCCTACGAAATCGCGCAGAAGATGGTGGTGGCATGAAGACCGCAGAACTGACCGGAGCCGCCCTTGATTGGGTGGTTCAAGAGCTTGAATTTATGCATCGGGCAAAAAGTGGTGAGGTTGCAAAGCAGTGGGTTATCGACCGACACAAACAAGGCGAAGTATTCAGCAGCGCATCTACTGACTGGATGATTGGCGGGCCGATTATCGAACGGGAAGACATCTCCTTCCGCAAGTACCACAATCCAGAAAGCGCGGCACACGGAAAATACTACGCGATGGTTTGCCAACAGAGCGGAGAGATTGTGCACTGGAAAGGATGGGGAGCAAATACACAAAAAGGGCCATCGGCGCTCATTGCCAGCATGCGCTGCTACGTTGCATCGAAGCTGGGCGACGAGGTCGAGATACCAAAGGAACTGCTATGAAGACCATCCACAAATACACCCTAGCCATCACCGACAAGCAAACCATCCAAATGCCAGTCGGGGCCGGAATCCTGACAGTACAGAACCAGAACGAGAGTCTGTGCATGTGGGCGCAAGTCGACGACCAGCCGCACAGAGTCGAATCCCGCGCATTTGCGGTAATCGGAACAGGGCATGAGATGCGAGAATATAACTCCCTCGGATACCTCGGCACCGTCCAGTTTCAGGGCGGCGCACTGGTGTTTCATGTTTTTGAAATCGATCCGATGCCGTTCTAATGACCCGACACGACCAACGCTACCAGCGCGCAGTCAAAGAACTCGAAGGCCGCGAGCTGGTGATGATTACCGACACGGAAGACCCGAGCAAAAAGATCATAGTCGGCATCGCCCGGCGCGGGGTCGGGTACGTTGAACTGGCCTGCAGCAAAGAAAAGTATGACCCGTTCGGCCTGCTGGCGATGTTCAAGCGCCACACGGGAGACGACGAAACGAAGTACCCACAACAAAACGAAGAAACGAGGACAGCATATGAGCGAGCAATTGCAGCTACTGCCAAACCCAGTAACCGTTGAATTTGACGGGGAGCAGCACACACTCAGCGCGCAGCTGACGAACGACCTGCCGATCACCCTGTACGACAATGAATGGCTCAAGAAAAACCACCTGAAGCTGGCCGACCTCTTCCCCGAGACGTGGACGCACATGCAGAACCTCAACATGCTGGCCATCGGGTACCACCTGAAACTGCTGGGGGTGGACTGGCGCAACAGCTTCGAGCTTGGGGTGTGCATGTCGGCGCTGAAGCAGCACGGCGGGATATTTGAGCACAGCAGGGAGAACGTCAATCTGGTACGCCGAGTACCTTAACCATAAGGAGAGCAAGATGGAAGTCAGGATAGATGGTCAACTTTATTCGATAGTGCCGGAGCAAGTAACCGACAAAACAGTAATGGCAGCACTCGATGTTCGCCTCGGAAACACCGACGCCGGAGACAATATCACCGTGCGCGACTACCTGCGAGAATTGCTGCTTACGCTTTGGGTCGAGCAGGAAGGATTCAGCGGAAAACGGCCTTTCGGTAATAGTGGATGGCAACGCGAAATATACATGCCGCTGATCAAGGCCGGTTTTATTCCGGGCAAGTTGGATGGTGATGGATACATCGATGAGTTCGATGAGCACGAAGGATGTGAGTACATGAAGCAGTTGATAACCGCAGCATTTCACGGATTCACGGTTGATCGCGCATGAGCCTCTGCGACACATGCTGCAAGCCCGGCCACTGCTGCCAGAATATCCCACTCTGGGGTAATGAAATGGATTTGGACATTCCAATGAGCAACACGAAATGGAAGAAACGAATCCACAAAATTCTTGATCGAATGGATAGAGACGCCAGACTGTATACAGAGCAATTCGGCAAGAAACACGGAAACCACGGGGTCTCATGTTTTATTCCAGCCCACCTTCATTATTCAATAACCATAGCCGGAGTACAGCAAGGAAAGCCAAGGTTCAAGTGCTTAAATCTGCTTGATGGCCGGTGCTCAGATTACGAAAATAGGCCGGAGCTTTGCAAGACGTACAAAGAGGGATCGGATTCACTTTGTGCGGAGTATTGCGGGCCTCCTTTCCTTTACCCAAATGGAACGCCATGAGACCACTCACAAAACTCATGCTGAAGGTGCTCATCGACCTGCATCAAGGCCGTGGCTCGCACTTCGTCGATTGCACCAAGCGTGGGCAGATGGCAGGACGGTAGAGCACACTGCGCGGACTGCGCGACCGGCGTCTGGTCGAATGGCATGGCGGGATAATTTACATGCTCACCGAGCGCGGAAAAGAGATTGTGGCGCTGCTTACACCACAGAACAGGGAAACCATCATCGTGGGCGGCAGACGTCCCTGCAGAGCATCACTTCTTGGCGTGCTTCGCCGCCTGCTTGGCAAGGAACCCATCAAGCCATAGGCTGAACTCGTCGGCGGTCGCGCCTTCACCTAGAGCAACCCACGCACCACGACAATGCGGGTGAAAAACGCCACTGGTCACTGTCCACATTTCCTCCGGAGCACGCTTCACCAGCGCACCACCGACACGCTTGTACGGAGAAGCCGAGCGCCCGATGTTATTTTTTCCCACCCAGACGGAATTATCCCAGTCCTTGTCCTTCGCGTCCGGAGCCACCACGGTGACGACCTTCCCGTTCATCTTCTTGCAGAACGGGCATGCGCTCGCGTACTGCTCAACCCGCTTTACCTTGCCGCCGGGCGCCACGTTCGCAATGAAGGCATTGTTCGCCAGTTCGCCAGCCTCGGTCACGGCGATCCGTCGCCAGTCACGGTTGTGCTCTGCAAAGTTGTCGAACAGCTTCTGCTCGAGCGACGAGTTTTCCTGCTTCACGCCAAGCCGCTTGCCAAGCTCGAAGTCGAGAATCGCGCTCTTGGTCTTGTGCCGGACGGAATCTGACAGGCCGACGATATAGTCCGCAATCTTGGCCTCGCCGAACGAGAGCATGGCGTCGTGGTAGTTGATCTTGCGCAGCGCGGCGTCGAGTGCGCCTTTCTTTGCATATTCGACCATGAGCGCATCGGCCTGCGCTTCAGTGATGACGGCCAGAGCAGCTTGCACCCGTCCCATGATCATCGCGCGCTTCGCCAGCCATTCAGCCTGCGTCGCGGCGAAGTCGGGCGGTAGGTGCTTGTTCACCAGATAGTCGACCAGCAGCATGTAGTCGTTCGCCGACCACATTTCCTTCGGGATGCCTTCGAGGTACACCTTGGCTGCTTTGGATTCAGTCTCAGACCAGCGCGTCATGCCGTTGGGGATTACAGGCTTCGGAGCCGGTGCTGCGGTCTTGGATTCTTTCAGCCATCCCAACAGTTCTAGTTTGAGAGAGTCGAGCGCACTAACGCCTTTGGCCGTGGCTTGCTCGATCAGATTGCGAATGAATATAGACTCATGCGGGCGCCAGATATCGTCATCGCCGGAAGGCATCGAAAGCGCTTTGTGCATTTCCTCGAGCGTGCATTCGCAGCCTTCGTCATGCAGAGCGCCAATATCAACGAGCAGCGTCACAGTCTAACTCCCCGAGTAATTTTCTTGTCTTCATCATCCCGGCACTGAACGCATACCCGCTTGATCAGACGCGGCTTATCATATCCGCAGACAGAACAAATCCCCCGATTTCCAAGGGGGATGTCTTTTGATTCTCGGGCAATGTGTTCAGGAAGATATCTATCCGTGTACGCATCTGCCATGTCGCATTCGTCACCCACCGCCAGCCTTATATATTCCAAGCACAGTTAGTAGCTTTAAAGTGAAACCTGCGGCAATTAGACTAAGCAACAAAAACATCAGCGCGACCGCGCCTTTTTTCGCCAACTCCAGACGGAGTTCAGACCAGAACCTCTCCTGAGCGATTGCTGCGTCGATCATTTTCTGGTGAGCATCATGGTGCCCCTTTGGGTCATCATTCGGGAAGGCAGATAGAAGCACTTTGTACTTTCCGGTTAACTCTTCGAGCGCCTTGCAAACTCTACCACTCGGCACTCCGCATTGAGTTTCTTCGTTCTGCGTTGGCATTTAGACCTCATGGTTATTCTTGGGATAACCATATTGTCATATCACGACAAATCAATTGTGGCATCCATTACTTACCCCTTAAAATTTATACGCTCCAACACTCCAAGGGCTAACCCTTGTCGCTTTGATGTAGTCATCCCAAACTGGAACCGGAGTACCTGCGCCGATTGCTGGGGAGCCTGCTTTCAGAGCGAAGTGAGCGGGAAGGGTTGGAGTTGCACTAACGAATACATTCGATGCTGGCTGATTGTAGGCAACTAGATTGTGATCGGAAATCACTGCAAGTCCATTGCCATAAGTAATGAATGAATTAGTATCATTTGGAGCAACGAGAACATTATTCCTGATTGTTGTTGTCAAAGAATCAACAGAAGTGCTTACCGCCAACACACGATTATTATTAGGCACATAGGTTGAGTAGAACGTATTGTTATAGATATATGTCAAATCAGAAGGTGGCCCTAATTCGCCGGGATTCACCGAAACTCCCATCCCTGTACCGGACGTACCTATATTCATAATGTTATTTCTAACTGTCGTTCCAACTGTATTGACAATATTAACTGCCAAGTTATTCCCTGCTGCTGCCGAGAAATAGTTTCTCTCCACAATAATATTTCTCAACCTCTCATCATGCGATGTTGCTTGTGAACCAATATGAATATCCCAAGGTGTTGCAACACCCCCTTGAAGTATATTGTCTGCAATTACCACCTGTTCACTATATGTTCCGTCCCAAGGTGCAGGATTCCCCACGCCGCGACTAGCGGAGTGGAGATCAATGCAGTGCTTTCCTGATGATAGATCAAAATTCTGAGGGTTCCAGATATCATTATTTGAGATAACGCCCTTGGTTATTTTCGGTGCACGAAGAACATGCTCACCACCAGCCACTCCAGTTGCAGGCCGTGTGTTGTCTATGTGGTTCCCTTGAAATGCAAAGCGTTCACTTAATATCCATACATTCACATGGCCCGCCCCATTATTTATTCCATTAGAGGTGCTATCCTGAATAGTGAGCTGATCTGCGTTTGGTATGGAAGCGTCAGAAGTAGCAAATGCGGCATCAGTGTTAGTCACATCCACGCGAAGAATTGTGATCTGCTTTCTATCTAGGAGTCTGATACCATTAGAGGACGTGGTTCCGATTGCATCGAATGCCATATCCATCACACGCCAATCATCACCCGTATTAAATGCTATTGTTGAGTGACCATCTCCGGTGACTTGTACGAATGGTTTGGCACCTGTTCCGTAAGCTCCGATGAGTCCTGGCCCTGCTTGTGTGATATTGCTTGCAGTGCTTGCAGTGAAAGTCTCTCCACGATGTAGCAACACTCGCTTCACTGTGCTGGAGATATACCCTAGTGCTGTAGGTAGATCAGCGATGTTTGGCACCTGAGTTGCGCCAGCAGGGCATCCGGTAAAGGATGTTGTGGTTGAGATACAGACCGTGGCAGCACCTACGAACTGAGTGTCAGCAGCAGTTACTGTTATCGTCTGTGTAGTGGTAGTTGAAGTGGTGCCGTTGTTTATAGTCAGCGTTGCTGTGTAGGTTCCAGCAGTCTCATAGATGTGCGCCGCTGCGGGTCCAGTCGCTGTGTTCTTGCTCGTTCCTGCTTTTGCACCATACAACCAATTGGTAGAAGTTCCGTCCCCGAAGTCCCATGTGTATTCGAGTTGGTGAAATGCACAATTAAAGAGGGCATTAACCGGACAAGTCAGAGATGAGTCAGTAGTTGCACCAGCATCGAAGAATACGGAGAGGGGAGCTACGCCAGATGTGCGAGCTGGTACGAGTGATGCAGTAATTGTTCCCCCACTCTGCGCGAGCTGAAACGCGGGGAAATATGGAGTACTCCATGCATTCAGAGTAATCGCACAAAGGAATAAGGCGAGTGGTTTTTTCATTTCAATTACCTAGGTAAACTGCAATAGTGGAATATATATCTGACCCCGGAGTGGTTGCATCAGCATCGTAAGATACTGCGTTCGGGAGAACTAAACTCATCTTGAGGTTGCGCAATCCTACGTAAGGAGTTTCTCCACCATCATGTGTCCAACCATTCGTTGCCCCGTAGGTTGTAATCGTCCCACTATCTACAGTAATTGACCCGAAGGCGAATGCCGGTGCTGTTGCGGGGGTGAATGGGTTGCTAATACTGGTATCATATACATGCGTCTGATGCGTGGTGCTAAACGGAGAAGCTTTTAATCCAGACACTTCATATAATTGTATATCAGCCCCGACCGATGAGGCGAAATGCGCAGTTACTGTTGTGGCTCCAGCTACTACGTTAGATGCGTGAGCAAACCATAGAACGCCATAACCAGCACCAACTGTGGCTATTGGCCCAGCATCTATAACCCATGTGTTTGCGCCATCGGTAATAGATGTTAGGGTAGCGTTACTTGAGACAACTATGTGAGCAAGGGCTGTATTACCTGATGTTAAACTTGAGACGAACGCTTTTGAGAGGGTCGTTATTCCACCTGCGAATCCAAGGTTTGCGGCACCACCTTGAACGATCACTACGGGTATCGCAGCCGCTCCACCATCCCCAGCCAGCACCATGCGCCAGTCCACAGCTTGGGCGGAAGTTGCGATCAGTAGTAAGAAACAGAGTAGGCATTTTTTCATGATTAGCTACCTCTACAGCCAACCAACACCGTACCAGACGCTTTCTTAACCAGACAGGCAACACCACTCTGTGCGCAGATCGACAAGTAGCCAGATGCACTATCAGGAGTTGCTACTCCAGAAGCCGCGAAAGTTACTTTGCCAACCCCAGCCTGCTCAACACAAATACGGTCGCCCTCTACCATAGTCAGGGTGTTACCCAACGTCAGAGTAATAGCTCCCGAGCTCGCCGCACTGATTGGACTGAGAGTATTCAGGTCGGTAGCAGTGAACGTGTGATTCGCCGTGTAGGTTGGAGCGGTAGCATGATGGATCGGCGTGATGGATGTGGAACTCGCCGCCACGAAAGTATCGTTGGTTGCAACAGTTCCGCTGATCTCCAGCACACCACCCACCTGACTTGCCGCAATACCTGTAATCAACGATCCGTCTTTAGCTGGGTATTGGCTGGAACTGTTCAGAACTACAGGGCCGCTTGCTGCGTTGGCTGCGTTCTGTACTGCGCTTGCTACACCAGAGCCGAGACCAGTGACGTTGGTAATCGCCACGGAAGATGCGCCACCTGACGCCGAAGCCACTCCGCTTGCATTGACGGTGATGGTTGAGCCATCCGCCATGAACCCACCATTTGCATACGGCAGCTTCCCTTTGCAGCAGCTTTTCCCAAGGTTTATAAACGACCCTGCCGCTGCGGCAAAGGCATCCTTCTCAGACCCTAGCGCACCTATGATCAACACCCCGACCAACAGGGCAATCAAGAAGCGTTGAAAGTATGTGGATAATTTATTTTTCATGTCACACCTCAAGAGTAGTAGGCCAAGAATGTATCGGGAGTTGCGCCGCTAGAGTCGGGGGCAACATTGATCAGGGTGATGGATGCGCCGACACGGGTTAAATCGCCAGCGGCCACCGTCAAAACTTGACCGTTATAAACGATCAACAATTTACCATCCGAGGATGGGATACCGGCCAGCGTGAATATTTTGTTCACGCCATTCTGCGTCCCGCCGGGAACTTCTGCCCATGCAGAGAAGCCTCCACCAGCACCAGAAAGAGCCAACGTAACCGCCGCCGCAATTTCCTGCGCAGCAGGCCAACTTGTAAGCGCCGTCGCCAGACGCTGAACTGTGCTATCGCTCAAAGACATATTAATCTCCTTCGGTTTTCGTTATGAATCAATTGTCTTGTCACGATTGCTGGTCGCTCAATGGCAATTCTGCCTGCTTAGGCTTGCGAGCCTCGGCCAGATCGTTGATCAAAGCCTTGGCAAGTTTTTCAGAGCTTGCAACCTTGTCGGCCAGCATCGAGATGGCAGCAGCAAGACCTTGAGACTGCGCATTCTGCGTTGCCAGCAGATTATCAAACGACTTGCGCAACTCCTGCGCTTCCGATCCGGAACGGTAGACGAAGTTATCACCGAACTCGGCGCGCACGTAGTCCATCATCGGCTCGAATCCGGCCTTTGCCAGCTCGGCAATCACTTGTGCCTTCTGCAGCTTGGTCTCGGTTGCCGGTGGGGCCGTTTCTTCTGGGTGCTCTTCATCACCGACCGATCCGCGCACGAAAACGAGCTTCCCGCTTTCATCCTTGGCAATGAAGCCGTCCTCGCCTTTGTCCACGATTACCAGCTTCTTGTCGGCACGTTTGCGGTGCCCGAGCACCTTATCCCACGTAACCTCATGCTGTTCGTTCGCTTCATCCTCGCACCGACAGCCATCATTGCCGATGGAAATCACTTTGCCGTGATGTGCGCCTTTGTCCGTGGAGAAGTATATATGGTCGTCGTGCGAGACCATAGGCCGAGGCGCTTTGTCGTCCTTGGTGTTCGGAACAGATGTGAGTTTGACCGGCTTCATTATTCCCCCAGCACGTAGACACACGACAGCGGAGTGCCGAAGTCGAGCGCCTTCTTCAGTGGCTTGTCGTCCTCTGAATCATCTTCTGCTGAAACCCCAGCACTTGCCTTGTCAGCGGCAGGCTCGGCAGCATCAGGCGCCGCGTCACTGGGCGCGGGTTCTTCAGTTTGCGTATTTTCAATCGGTCTATTTTCGCCTTGGTCATCTTGCGATTCCGATCCTATTTGATTTTGCGGAGGCTCTTTGCTTCCATCACCACCATCTTGTGCAACTTCCTGAGCGCCGGGCTGCGCACCTTCTTCTTCGCCGGTACCGAAGTCCTGCGGCTGCTTGGCCTGCATGATCTGAGTCCACGGCCCGATCAGGGTGGGATTCAGCGGAGCGTCGCCCAGTTCGCCATCCATCTTGTCGCGGCCATCCTCGGCGCGCATTTCATTGACGGTAAGGGTGAGCTTCGCGCGCTCGTTGCGCTGGGCCTCGTCGGCATCGTCCAGACCAGTCCAGCGGAAGCAGTAGTCCTCACTGAACGACGACACAACGTAGTCGGTGAGCAGGTTTTCGTAATACTGCAGCAGCGGGCGCAAGCCCTTGTCTTTGGAGTCGGCCAACTTCTCTGCGGTGTCGGAGCCGGATAAGGCGGACTTGCCAGAAGAGAACGCCTCGAAGTTAATCTCGTCCGGAGACATGCCGTACACGGCACAGATCATGGATGTTAAAAATGTCATCCAAGATTTGAAATACATTTCAGAAAATTCTACGCCGAAGTTCTCAAAACTCGCCTTTGACTCAGCATCCTTCGACACCAGAACCGGTACCGACCACTGGTTGTTGATCCCTTTTACCATCGAATTCCAGTAGCGCTTGAACGCCACCAAATCCTCCGGCGTGTAATTCCCTTGGAGGTGCATCACGCCACGCGGAATAGAGTTGTCGCTGAACCCGCGCATATTGAGCGTCATGGCATTCAGGAAGCCGGTTACGACCTTTACCAGCAACTCGACCTCTGACAGCCCGTAACCAGCCAGCAGAACGTCCGTGCGAGGGTTTCTGGCCTCCAGAATCAAGTCGTCGCGGGTGTAGGCGGTGCAGATTCGGCCTTGAATGACTTGTAGGGCAAAGACCTCATCGTCGCCTTTGTAGCCAAGCTCTGCGCACAAGCGCATGGTCGCACCGTCAACAGCGTACAAACCGGCAATCCCGAGGTCGCGGTCGCGCCGGAGTTCGGTCTCAATTGGGGCGGAATCCATGATGAGCGAGTCGCGCACCGACTTACCCATGAAGGCGTGGAAATTATCCCGCTTCAGGCTGCGCCGTTTGCGCGCGTTGAATTCCCATCCGCAATTGGTGAAGAAACGCTGCAGCAGATTGACCGACTTCTGACCTTCATCGTCAAGCTGGTGCTCTTTGTCTTGGTGACGGATCACAAATCCGGGGCCGCGCCCTGATTCCTGCACGCGGCAGAAGCGCTGAACTTGGCGCACGCGGGTCATTACCACGGCATTCAGCACTGGGGTCTGCTCGACCATCATCCGCATGGCATCGTAGGACAACGGAGACGGGCGCTCGAAGTAGTCACCCATAATGGAGATTTGCATGTCGTCAACCCAGACCGACTGCATGCCGACCTTCTTCTCGACAGCGGTGCGAGACGGGAAGGGAACGATGTTCGTCTGGGCGTTGGCCTTGGCAAGCTCCATGTCCATCATGTCGGCGCGCACTTCGGCGGCAATCTGCGCCAAGTCGCCCATCGGCATGATCAGGCCGGATTCTGACTTTGGTGCATATTGGGCTTGCAACTGACCAAGCGCATCATTGCGCTCGGATGGGCTGGCATTGGGATCAAAGGCAGTGTTCTGGGCTTGGCTCATGGAATCATTGTCACATCACGACTATTTGAATGATGGAGGCGGTCGGCGTCGCCTTTATCCCCCGCCATATTGCGCCACCGACCCGCGCTGTAAGGAGTGCTCGCGGGGGAAAACAGCACATCACCCGTCGCCGCGAGCGTAACCCCAAGCCGATACGGCGCGACAGGGGGTAACACAGTGAAATCTAACGGGCAGGAAGGATTATGGCGTAACGACTTGAGGGGGATTAAATATAGCAGTTGCTATTTAGAATTGATGGGGGTAGGATGTGAACTGTCAACAAAAAGAGCAACCCAACCAAACCACGGAGACCAGCATGCCAGAAACATACGGAGTAACCACCACCGAGCGCCTGATTAACATCGACGACCGGAATCTCAGGGGCGGAATCGTTCACGTCGATATCGTCGATCAACGCCTGAACATCGGAAATGGTGTAGCAGACCGGCGCGAATACACGTACCAAGAACTGTGGGAAGCGGCACGGAAGCTGAATGCATCTGACGCACTGCTGGTCGCGCTCGAAAAGGTCACCGCCGAACTGAAACAGCTTCACGCGCACCACTACGGAACGTGCGAAGGTGGTTGCCCAGCAGAGACGTACATCGCTGAGGCCGAAGCCGCCATCAAGCAAGCGAAGGGGGAAGCATGAGCGCCAACCAGACAATGCTGTTCTGCCTGCGCAGCATCATGAACTCGCTGCCGCAGAACAAGGACTGGCTCTCGCCGGATGTTGAACGCTTGGCACGCGAGGCCATTGCGGTACCAGAAACGGACGAGCCAAAGCTGACGTGGCAAAAGTCTACTGCCCACCAATACACAGCCGGAGCCGAGCACCTCTACCTTGGCCGGTGGCGAGTGGGCGGTACGTTTTACAACGCATGTCGAGACAAGGACGACCAGAACGTCTGGGGCGCAGCCTGCCGCCTGCCCGGCCTCAAGGATGTGCTCTGGCACTTCGTAACCAGAGAAGAGGCCAAGGCCAAAGTCGAGAAGGCGGTCAAACACTGGATGAAGCATACGAACGACGCGCTTAATACAGAACTCAACAAATGACCTGCACATGCGCCGGATGCAACGGAAACTGCGCAGGCCACAATTGCGAGATTTACTGCGGCAGGTCGTGCTCCGGAGAGCCTGAAAACGATTTGACTTTGAGCATAGCGCCTGCTGCGCTACCGAGCATCAAAGAACGCAACAAAAACAGGGAGCCAAACATCATGCTTGACGAAGTCTACGCACCATCCACCATCTGCAGCCGCTGCATACACTACGCTGATTCATGCGTCGAGCCACCCTGCATTGACTGCCTGACGCCGGAGATTGGCTCCCCTAACTGCAAGTACGAGCCGACCAAGACAGTACGCACCAAGATGGTGGTGCTCGCATTCATCGACGAACACGCTATCGACATCGCGGCGACCATCATCCTCGGCACCGTTTTATTGGCTTTAATAGAGGGCAGATCATGATCACAATGCACAAAGTCTTAAATTCCAGTCAGGTATTCGAGTTCGGATACGATCCTGACACAAAGCGCCTGACGGTCATTTTCACCTCCGGCGGATACGACTACATCGACGTACCACAGAACGTGTTCGACGAGATGGTGAAGCAGAACAACGTCGGACTGAGCATGGGCAAGTTGATCGCCAACCACATCAAGACGCACTTCAAGTTCGAGAAGCACCCCATCGCGCCCATTACTCCCAAGGCGAAGTGCGGCAACGTGCTGACAGGCAGCCCGTGCGAGAACGCCACCAAAGAGCAGTGCGACGGTTGCCTCGCCTGCCCAGACACCGGCCAACCGGCCCCATGCGATAAATTGCCTTGCTGCCAAGGCGTGAAAGGATGCGATGAAAACTAAAGACGGAGGTGAGTCGGCATTCCCGACTCTTTGTCAGGCTGGTGATATGGCGATATCGCATAGCGGTTGCTATTCAACGAAGACCGGCGTACAGTGCTCGCCATCAACCAACGAAAGGGAAACCATGTCACGCGACGCAACAATAATCACGCTTGAGCAAGCACTCAAGCTGCTGCCAGAAGGCAAGTACATCCACACATTCAGGGGAAAAGGCGTCATGTTTGGAGCCGACTGGGAGCGCAGCGACATTGAAAAGGCGCTGGCCAAGGTCGAAGAGATTCACATCTCCGGCGACGTCGCCCGCACCATGTTTCACGGCATCGCCATCATCAACGACGAGAGCTGGCTGTTCATCGAGACCGCCAAGACGAACGAGGTGCTGGACTTTCTGAGCAACCCGACAGTTTGAATTTAAACCCAGCAGTCCAACCACCAAAGAAGGAGCAACCATGAAATCCAAGCAACCCACCCCCAAGGCCGCGCTCGCCATGCCCGAGCACTCCATCGCCAAGCGCATCGAGGCCCAGACCGAGCAGGCAATCTTCGACGTGATGGTCGAGATGAACCTGACGCAGAGCATCGCGCATCACATCATCGAGAACGCGCTGAACCGCTACGTCGCCACCCTGTAATCATGGCCGAGACAGACTGGAAGGCCGTGCATCGCATGGAAGAGGCTGCGCAGCGCGCATCAAACGCGGCCCAGCAGTGCGAAGACGCGGCCGCACGGATCGCCCACCTTCTCGAAGACGGGTACGGCGGGAACGGGCTGCGGCTGATCGAGGCGCTGGAGAGCGCGAACGCAGAGGCGACCATCGCTAGCAACGACGCCAACACGCTACTGCGCCGAGACCTCGCTGCCGCCCGCACCACCATCGACGAGCAGGCCAACGAAATAACGCGCCTGAAAAGCATCAAGTCGGCGTAGCCGTTGCTATTGCAATAAGACCAGAGTAAAGTGCAAGCACAACAAACCACGGAGCAACAACATGGCTGATCAACGCGAAGGCGGTATAGTTTGGACTGACGAAAGCTGGAATCCATTACGCGGCTGCACGCGCGTCTCGGACGGCTGCAAGAACTGCTACGCCGAGAGTATGGCCGCGCGCTTCTGTGGCGAAGGCATGCCATACGAAGGCACCATTGATCCAATGACTAAACGCTGGAATGGGGTCGTCAATATGGTACCGGAGCACCTACACGACCCACTGCGGTGGAAACGCCCACGTAAAGTGTTCGTGAACTCCATGTCAGACCTCTTCCATGAAAACGTGCCAGACTCGTTCATTGACCAAGTGTTCGCAGTGATGGCGCTGGCACCACAGCACACATTCCAAGTGCTTACGAAGAGACCGGAGAGGATGCTGGAATACCTCACAACTCCCAACAATAACGGCTTGCCATCGGTAAGAATTGGACTTGCAGCGCTCGAAATGTGTCTAAGAAATAAATCAGCAAATCCGAAGTCGACACTCGGTAAAGGATGTTTGATTCAGGGTAGCGACATCAACCCGGGCGCACCAGAGATGTGGCCGCTGCCGAATGTGTGGTTAGGTTGCACCGCCGAAAACCAGAAAACAGCCGACGAGCGCATCCCGCTGCTTCTGCTGACACCGGCAGCCGTTCGATGGGTAAGCATGGAGCCGCTGCTTGGGCAGGTTGATCTGGATAAGGTTTATTTGTCGACCGAGCACGCGATATGGCTGGATTGGGTTGTCGTCGGCGGAGAGAGCGGCCCCAACGCGCGCCCAATGCACCCAGACTGGCCGAGAAAACTACGCGATCAGTGCGCAGGCGCTGGGGTGCCGTTTCTGTTTAAGCAATGGGGAGAATGGGCGCCTGATTGTCTATGCGGTAAACCAACTGCATGCACCGACACGCCACGGCCAGAGCCGGGGAAGATGGGCTGCATGTTCCGATGCGGAAAGAAAGCCGCCGGTCGCCTGCTTGACGGACAGATTCACGACGGATACCCAAACGGGAGAACGAGATTATGAGAAACCTGATAGACCGTCTCGCCCAGCACATCAACCAGCTTGCTCCGCACCAAGCAGAGCGCGAAACAGGAAAGTTGCTGTACGAGGCCCGCGCCATGCTCAAGAAAATCGAGAACGACGCAGCCACAGGAGCGGCCATTCAGCGCGCAGCCGGAGAACTGCCGGAGGGTTGGGACTTACACATTGAGATAGAGGCCGGTGCTGGGATCGTGAGACTTTACCCGCCAGACAGTGATGCCTGCCTTGACGACTTCGGCGGCGGTGATACGTTCGCAGAGGAAATCAATGCGGCCATCGACTACGCGATCAAGCACAAGCATACTCAAATGGGCAGAAAACCGTGACCACCATCAAAGCCAAGCTCTCCGTCTTCACCGAGGCCGAACTGCTCGAAGAACTTATGCGCAGGGCGAACAGCGTAGAACTGGTGGACATCAAGCATTGGTGCGATGACTGCGACCACTTCAAGCCGTGGCCTGCGAAGCATATCGCACACATTAGCGACGACTACAACCCTTGCAAGAAGAAGCACGAAATGAAGCTGTATGTACCGCAGGATCACGAAGGGCCGCACGACGGTGGGTTTTACTTGCCGGTGTGCCCAGATAGACAGGAGAAAGAAACATGAGCACCCCAGCCGAGCGCGTGCAGCGCATCTTCGACGAAGCAGTCGGAAGCGACCTGAACAGTTGGGAGAAGCACCAATTCCTCCCGAGCGTCAAAAACCGCAAGTTCATGACGGTCGATCAGGAAAAGATCATGCGCCAGATCGAGCGCAAGGTGTTCGAAGAGGACGACGACGAATGAGCACGCTTGAAGACATCGGATCGGCGGCACTTGTATGGCAAGAAAAGGCTGCCGCAAAGAACCGCGCTCAAAAGGCGCGGGCAAAAGAGCTTTCTGACTACTGCGACGGTGAGTATTACGACCGTGGATCGGGAGAATCGCCCGAGGTGGAGGCTGCTTTCAAAGCAACCGACGATGCGATCAAAGAATGCAGGCAAGCTCGCGGAGCGCTGATACGGTCAATAAATAAGCACCGAAAGGAACAGAAATGACTACCCTGTCCGCCCGCGAGCAGTCAATCAAATCCCTAATCCTAAAGGGCTGCTCCACCAACGAGATAAGCCTCGCCACCGGCATAGCGCCGGACAAGTGCAAAATCCACATCAAGGCGGTGCTGACTCACGAAGGCGCGGACACGAAGCTGATACTGCTGGCGATGGAGAACGAGCGGCTGCAGGAGCGGATCGACGAACTTACCAAAGGGGTAGCACCAATACCCGACAATGGGAGAATCCACATTTACTCCGGAGCGCGACCAGATCATGCCTGACCAATTTCTCAACACCCAGCCCCAGATCGATGCCGCCGTAGGCAAGCAAATCAAGTGGGAAACCCCGTCCCGTAACCCAC